TATTAGGGTCAATGCCGACCTTGATACCAAGGATATGGAAAGGGTCTTGAAAGATTTCACCCCTACCATTGAAATAGAACCCAAGGCAGATAAGTTAAAGAAATCACTTGAAAATGAATTAACCAAAGCTTTTGCAAAAGTTAAAGACCTAAAAGACGAATTTGATAATTCTACTTTTAAAGCAGACAAAACCAATTACAACTTTTCGCAGTTCTTTGATACCTTTAATAGTAGTCAAATTTATGGTAAGGGCAACAAAGATAAAATACAGAACAGACTTAACTACTATATAAAGAAAGCAAATGAAATGCACGATGTTGCTCAAAGGCTTTCTAATAGTAAACTTGAGTTCGACACCTCTTTATCATCGCTGGGTTTAAGCTATAGTGATATCGGGCTATCCGAGGATCAACAGCAGTGGTTAAAATCCGTTGAAAAATCTTACGAGACTGCGGCACAAAAAGCGCATAAAGTAATAAATGGAGTTATATCTCGATATAACAAAGAACATCCTGATGATAGCTTGCATATAAATCCATTAAATGTGAACTTCGGCGATGTATCAAAACTATATACAACAAGTTTACAAACGTCTATAAAAACAGCATTTAAAAGAATCAATGCTACGGGATTAGATCCAAGCAAACTTAGTACAAAAGATATAGACTTACAAACCAAGAGACTATCTGATGTTATTCCGCTAATGCAGACACTTAACAAATTCTCCAAAAAAGATATGGTTAAGTATAGATTTGATGGGGATACAGATAAAAGTGTTGTTACCATTGCCCGTGTAAAAGAACTATTAAAAGACTTTGAGTATTATTGGAAAGAAGCAACGGTTTCTCAAAAAGAGCAAGTCAAAGATAAACAGTTAAGCAAATCTGAAGAAAAAGAAGTTTCTAATGAGGTTTATGTTGAACAGCTTGAAAAGCGTGTATCTGAATTAAAGCAGGAAAACTTAAAGCTTGAAAATGACAAAAAGAGGTTTGCGGCAAAAAAAGAAGATACTGGTGGCAAATCATCTGATGATAATAAAAGCCTCAAATTAGAAAATGAAAAATTAAAAAAAGAAAATTCTGAATTGTCTGAGTTTATGGCTAACATACAAGATAAACAACAAGATTCAGGTGATGGTTCTGGCAACGGCAGTCCCTCAGAGGGTGGCGAAGTTAGCGAGGGAGGCGCATCACTTTCAAGGTTTGAGGCAATCAAAGGGCTGCTCAAATCCCGTGACATTTCTTTAAACAACAAAAAGAAACAAGTTGAAGTTTTAAACAAGAAAATTAAAGAGCTTGAAGAAAAAGCCAAGTCTAGTGGCAAAGCTACGCTAAAAGATAGCGACGGTAACACTGGTGTATCTGGAGTTGATGGCGAAAATTCTGGCGATAAAACAGACGAGGAAAGCACAAAACTAAAAGCCAATCTCGAGGCTCTTAAGAGACAATATGAAAAGTCGAAATCAGATTATGAGAACAACAAAAAGCTTTCCGAAGAGCTTAAAGGCTTAATTGATAAAGCCGAACAATCACAACAAGGTGGCTCGGGTAACATCTCAAAAGAAGCCTTAGAACAGTTTAAGACTGAGATTGAAAAAGTGTGTTCTTCAATTAAAATAGGCGAATTTAATTATGCCGAGGCCTTGGAAAAACTTAGGCAGGCATTGAAGAATGAAACGGTAGATATTAATGTAGGCAACCTGAAAACTACAAATAAATCAACAGCCGATTCAGCTTCAAGCCCGCAAAAGAGAGTTACAAGAAAACCGTCGGCTAAAAGTGATAAATCAGATAATACCACTGAGGATGACCAATATTGGAAAGAAAAGTTTAAAGCCAATATTGAAGAACACACAAGTGAACAATCTCCACAGGAACTGAAAGACTACTTCAAGGCCATGTCTCAAATATCACAAGAAATTGATAAGTCGATGAAGTCAATCAATAGCACGGCTGATAGCTTGATAAAAAAATCGGGTACAAAATCACAGCAATCACAAAGTAAGAACTTGGGTTTATCTGGTGAATATTCGGCAATACAATCTCAGGCGGCTAGTATTCAAGAGCAGATTGAAAGCATAAAGCAAGAACTGTTAAACCCCGACGCTGATACTAACTCAATAACATTCTTCAAAAATATAGACGAACAAGTTAAAGAGCTTTATGCAGACTTAGAAGTTATTCAAGATCAATATAATGATACTACTAAGAAATTCGACGAATTAAATAATGCTTATAAAACCGATACAGCGGCACAACGAATTAAGAAGAAAGCTTCTACGTTATTGAATCAATATGTATCGTTTAAAGATATAAATAGTAACGCCTTCAAACAGAATGATGCTTTGTCAGCACAATGGGACGAATGGTATAACAAGCTTAAAAATCCAGATTTGCTTGATGCGAAAGAAATTGATAAAGCTGACGCAAAGCTTAAGGAAATGCGTGCTACCGTAAAAGACTTGGGCATTGGCGGTAAAACAGCTGGCGAATTAATTTCTAACATGTTCAAAAAGTATGGTGGCTGGGCAATCGTTACTAGGTCAATGGTATATGTAAAATCTGTGCTGAGAGATATATACCAAGCAACAAAAGATGTAGATACCTCAATGGTCAATCTTAAAAAGGTTAGTAACGAAACGGCGGCATCATATGAAGCGTTTCTAACAAATGCGGCAAAAAAGTCAAAAGAACTTGGTGTTTCAATAAGTGACTTGGTGGATTCGACTTCTGAGTTTTCAAGGCTTGGTTATAACCTCAAAGACGCAACCAAGCTCGGCGAACTTGCTACAATGTATTCCAATGTTGCCGAAGATTTAAGTGTAACCGACGCCGCCTCTTCAATCATTTCGACAATGAAGGCGTATGATATTGCCGCAGACGATGCACAAGAAATCGTAGATAAGTTTAACTATGTAGGCAACAACTTTGCCATTTCTTCCACTGGGCTTGGTGACAGTTTACAACGTTCTGCTTCTGCTTTGGTTGCCGCAGGAAACAGCCTTGATGAAACCATTGCGCTTACAACGGCGGGCAACGCTATTGTTCAAGACCCTGAAAAAATGGGCACTGTCCTTAAGACAGCTTCGGCTAGATTAAGAGGAGCAACAGCTGAACTTGAGGAAATGGGTGAAGAAACAGACGACGTAGCAAACGGCACAGCAAAGTTACGTCAGGAGATACTTGCTCTTTCTGGCGTTGACATCATGAAGAATGATAATACCTTTAAGGGTACATATCAAATTCTTGACGAGATATCGAAAGTATATGATAGCCTTTCAGACGTAAATCAGGCAGCACTGCTTGAACAAATTGGTGGCAAAAACGGCATTAACGTAATCGCCGCAGTATTATCCAATTTTGACGAAGCAAGAGAAGTCATGAGTACCATTGGTGGTTCCAAGGGTTCGGCTTCTGAAGAAATGGAAAAATCACTTGACTCTATAACAGGTAAGCTTGGAAAACTTAGTGCTATATTCCAAGATATATCCACGAAGGCGTTAGAGTCAGACACAGTTAAATCGTTCTTAGATATTCTTATCGGTATAGGTAATGCAATATCTAAGCTTATACCTAACCTTAATACTGTGCTTAAAATTGGCGGAGCAATTGGTGCAGGAGCATTAGGCGCAAAGGGTATTAATATAGGTGCGGGTGAACCCATAAAACACAGGGTTCCACTGAGTATGCCCGCAAGCATAATGGTAATACTATAATCGAGGTATTATTGTTATGACAGGCAAAAAAGCATAAATTGACTACTTAGTAGTAACGGGTTTGATAATTCCCGTTCGGGGATGGTAATATTCAATTCTATCACACTTTTTTTGAATATGAGAGTATCCGCATCCAAACCGATCGGCGTAAGTTTGTCGCATAATACATAATCGGCTTAACGATCGGCAGGTTCAGAGACTATAATTGCTTATTGGTGTTCTGCGATAGTGAACACTGGTTATTGGATAGTCCACGGTGTAGTTGTCGGATAGACGGCAATAAAAATTATAAAGCTGTTGACTTCTGTAATATTATGTGATATAATGGAATAAAAATATTATAGGAGTTGTTAATTATGTCTAAAGAAAATAACAAAGAAAATCAAAATAAGAATATCAACGAGAGCGTTTCACATGAACCAATAGTGGAAATCAATGTTAGAAGGAATTATTCGTATGTTCCAATCGACAGCGATATTAGCGAAAGACCACCTATTCCTACTGTTGATATTGATAAGAATAAAAAGGAGAATGACGGTTGACCGAAATTATTTCATACTTACCAAATATAATTATTTATCTAGTCTTGGGCTTTGTTTTTATTAAAGTCTTTAGATTTGTTTATATAGAAGAAAGCCCAAATGATAGTCAACATATACTTACCGAATCTCTCATATATGGTTTTATTCTCCAAAATATCTACTCGGCTTTTCCAATTAGTATTAACACTTATATTGACATAATAGGAATGGTTTTGTCTACAGTAATAATAGCATATTTTCTTGCTAAATTTATATATAGTAAACTATTTAGCAAAATACTTGCTAAATTAAAAATACAACAAACGCCGATTAAAGATTTTTGGATTGATATAACACATTCAAAAGAGCGAACATATATAACCGTTTATGATAAAGAGTTCGATCGAGTTATAAATGGAAGATTTGCTAGAGCTGAAACATTTAATAAAAGACCACTCATACAGCTATCGGAATATATTATAAAAAATACACGGGGCGATATAATATTCGATATGTCTCTTAACACTGCCGACACTATTGTTATTGATACGTCTAAATACCCCGAAATCATGTTATCACATCCACAACCAAAAGATAAAAAGAAATCTGAAGAATCACAGTCTAAACACAACCCAATAAAGTCAATATTAAACAAAATAAAAACTAAATTTCATCATGACTGAAAAAGCTCCGAGTTTTATCGGGGCTTTTGTTATAGGAAGAGTTTTATTTTCCAAATGGATATATCGTTTAATCGTTTATATCCGTCGTCTTTTAATACAAAAGCATTGAATTAATATGTCAATTTCTGTTGACATTCGCAGGAATATATGGTATAATCTTCGTAGAAGATAATGCTATTATATACATATTAATGGAGGTGCTACGACATGTTTAATTTATTCATGCTTATAGGTTGCTGGATAGTTTACGGTATCATGAAAGCCCATGAAAAAGCCGAGCTTGCCAGAAAGCTTCCGCCGAAACCAACTAAGCCTTATAACCTTGATAGGCAACTTGAGCTGTTGGATTGGTGTCATCATAGCAACACATTCTACGACGGCACTCCATTTCCTGACGACTATAAACTTGTGAACAAAGAAGAAGAGGCACGTCGTCAGTTAAACAAAGAGGGTTATGCTTGGATGTCAGCAAGCGGTTCATACTTCGATTTAGAAAACTATATCTTTGACAAAGAGGGGTATATAGTTGGTTATACTTTTCCAACTACATTGAAACCACAAAGAGAAAGAACTTATAGTAATATTAAGCACGAAAATGATAAAGATTAAATTATCGGCATAACAAAAAAGCTCCGAGGAAACTCGGAGTTTTTATTATGCAAAGAGTTTTATTTTCCAAAGTGATATATCAAGCTCTTCGTAATCGTCTTTGATAAATAAATCGTTGAAACTTTTAAGGTCTCTATCAACTACTTCTTTTTTATATTCATAGGCACTTGCAGAAGTGTCGACACGCTTGTTATAACTGTTTCTCGACCATTCCTGCGTTTTATCTAACTCAGTTTCATTTAACTCAACAATCTTATATTTCAATAAATCATATTTCTTTAACATCTTATGAGTGCCATGGAAAATACAAACAATACGTCCCTGAGCCTCTGATAATTTCTCCGAACTTATATGATTTAAGGAACAGCTGACCATAAGACCGTCATCAATCTCATATACTGCTGAATAACATATAAACTTATTATTTTCGTAAGGGTCTATTTTCTTATATGCACTGAAATCATCACCAATTGAGCTACCCTTGGCACAACTTTCAACTTTTTGAACAAGAGCAATTATATGTTGTTCGTCGTCATTTAATACAACTTTAGCTATTTGTGGTTTAAAAATGTTAAACAGTACAAAAATTACAATGATAATACCGACAACAATTATAACCTTTTTGTGCTTTAATAATTTCGTTTTCATGTTTGTCTCCCCTGATTCTATATAAGTTTTTACAGGTTAATTATACCCGACTAGGAAAACAACTTAATTTTCCAAAGGGAGAAATCTGTTATTTCTTCATAACCGTGTTGTGTAATGGTTTTAATTGCCGTTTGGTTATATTGGTTTGAATTATCGCTTTCTATATAATGTAAATCGCTTTTATCAGATTTGTCCAAAATATTATAGTCTTTTAAGGTGTCGGTATTACCTAGATAAATATAACTGGTATAATCACGGCAATACGATTCTAAATCTAATGATTCTGATAATGAAATTTTACGGTCAAACTCTGCATATAGTTCATCGTCGGTCTCAAGAAACAGTTTTATTTGTCTGTTGGCAAATTTATCATTTTCTTCATACTCGGTTGTATCTTCATAGTCAAACCTATATAAAGCAATATTTTTGATTGATATACTTCTATTGGTATCTTCTTCAATTATAAACACGCAATCTTTTACAAATTTTTCGTTGTCATTCAGAAAGATATCCGCCAATTTGTTCTTAAATAAGAGAAAAGTAATTATAAGCATAACTACTATGCACAAAGTCGATATCAAGAGTATTTTAATCTTTTTGGTTCTCATTTATACGCCCCCTATCAGCGTTATGAAAAGAGTTTTATTTTCCAAAGTGAGAAATCTGTTATTTCTTTATAATCCATTTGTAAGTAGATATCTCTGCTCCTCTCGAGAGAATCAGTTTTATCGGTTTCAAATGTATGAATCTCATAGTCTGCGTTAGCCGTATTTGTAAGATTATATTTATCGAACAACGAACGTGTACCACTAAAGTAATAAACTTCAGACATTGCGTAATATCTATGATCATTTTGAGGTGAGCCAAACCCGTTATCAGTAAAATATTCATAACAATGTGTTGAATCGTCTATATGAATTTGTAAATCATCATTTGTAATTAAATACAAAACGTTTGTAGCTGTGGCAACTTGCTCATCTGTTAATTTGTCTGCGTCCGTTGTGTGATACATACGAATATCTTTGACGGATATATGATGTGAGGTAATGTCGCTTACTGTTTCAATCTGTTCTCTAATATATAGTTCGTTTTTATTAAGAAATAGATTTGCTAAGTTGTCCTTGAAAATCAAAAATGTAACAACCAAGAAAGCTATCAGTCCAGTCATTAATATTAAAATTATTTTTATCTTTCGTGACTTTGCGTTCTTCATAAGTATTGCTCCCCTATCTGTTTTTTTATATTAAGATTATATCGCAAATTTTACCACTTGTCAATAGATTTACACCGATACTCAAAAAAATAAAGTCTATTCCAAGTGATATTAAGGATAATCTTTCTGGGTTAAAATCACAATTGTCGCTGTTTACAACAGAAGAAGCCGAGCAGCAATTAAACGATTTTATTGATAAAGTCAAAGTTGGCGGCATGAGTGTTAAAGATTATTTCAATAATCCCGTCAATAGTGGGAAAACAATTTTAAAGGGTTATGTGCGTGAAGTAGATGAAGCCTCTATGAGTGTAGAAGGTTTCACTCGTTACGGAAAAGAACTGACGAGTCAATTTGATAAAATGAATACCAAGGGTGGTATTGCCTCACTTATTTTTAAAGACATAGGTTCTATGGCTCTCAAAGCCTTACCAACATTAATCGTTACTGGTATTGGGGTTGCCATTGATTATTTTGTCAATAAAGCCGAACGTGCAAAAGAAAAAGCTGACGAACTTAGCGAAGAATTAAATAATTCATTAAGCAGCTACAATGACAGTTTGTCACAGGTATCTGGGTATGAAAAAGAATTTAACAAGCTTGCTAAAGGCGTTGATAATTTCGGAAACAATCTCTCATTAACCAATGACGAATACGATCGTTACAAAGACCTATCAAACGACATCGCAAAAATCAATCCTAGTCTAATAAAAGGGTACGACGACGAAGGTAATGCTATCATAAACAAAAATAATGCCATAAGAGATACTATTAACTTGCTAAAAGAACAGCGAAAATTAGATACGCTAAAAATGTTATCAGAAGATAACATAGAGGCTGTATCTGACGGATTAGATGCTAAGATTTCTGATACAAGAAAAGAAATGAATAAATTAGCAAACAGTTTTGATTCACTTTCAGCAAACTTATCGAGTTCAGTTGATAATCTTGACGGGTATATATATGATTTTCCTGACAACGGAAAAAGTTATGCGGATTATACAAAAATCAAAGGTGTCATACAACAATACAATAATAGCAAATATAAATTCAAAGCCTACTATGAAAATCAAGATGAAATTCATAACCTTGTACAAAAACTACTTAGCTACAAAACTGATAATGAAAGCTTGTCAAAATCACTTGAACAGTATCAAAAAGAGTTGTCAGATTCTTACGACCAATTGCAAAAAGCATTAAACAACACAGATAATGTCAACCTCTACAAGCAAATTGACAGTGAGATGCAAAGTTATACAAAAACGTATGATACATATTTGCAGGCATATCTTACTACTTTGGACGGATATGATGAACTTACAAGTGGCGAGCAGAACATTCTTTCCTCATTAGTATCAAACTTTGAATTAGATGTAGAAAGTAACACCAAAGACTTTGATGAGCAATATGCTGACGAAGTACAAAAGATCAATTCGTTCTATGCTAATTTAAAAAATGGAGTAGATAATCATGGAGTACCGCTTTCTGTTTCTTTAGATATACTAACAAATTTGGATACAACACAAACCGTTTCAGAATATGAAAAGCAAATGGAAACTGCACTAAAAAATATTGCTAATTCCGACTTTGCAAAAAACCAAGGTCTTTCAATCGATGATATCAAAGTTATGCTTGGTTTCTCATTTAAGACAAACGACGACGAAATAGAGGACGAGCTTACAAACAAGATTAAGAATATTGCCACCCGTGTTGTGGATCGTATCCCATCGTTGGCTGGCAACCAAAACGGTCAAGCAATTATTGAGAGCTTGCTTAAAAATCTTACCCCAGATAACATTGACACTTTAATGGATACCAGCCTTGACAAAATAAATTCATGGCAAGATGTTCTCGATCTCTTAAATACAAAAACCACATTTAGCCTTGCTGACTATTCCGAGGATGTTGACAACGTTCAAAGCAAAATTACCGCACTTGCTTCTGCGTATAAAGAAATTCAAGACGGCACTTTTGAAGTTGGTAGTAGTGGCTGGGAACTCGTTAAAAGTTATGGAGAATTTCTTCCATACCTTGACGACACAAATGGCGGCTTTGAAGAACTTGGTAAGAAAATCAAAGAAGCGATGGGTATTGCTCCAAACGACCTGATTAAGCAACTTTCTCAACTTAAAGGTTTGAGTGACGCCGATCAAAAATCTGTAAATAATCTTATCAAAGTCCTCTATAAAATGAAAGATGTTAGCCTTTCAAATCTTACTTCAGACGGATTACTGACCGCCGAGAAGAATCAAGTACAAGCAATAATTGATAAGATAAATGATAAGAAAGACAAAGAACAGGAATACCTCGATACGCTTCAAGAAGAGGAAGATACTTTAAATGATATCATTGACAAGTATCAGACCGCTGGTGATACTGCTATTGATTATATTGAAAAAGAAATCAGTAGTCTTGAGGATTCTCGTGACGATGTAGAGTCATATTACGACGACCTCATTGATAAACTCAAAGAGGAAAATGACGAACGTGATAGGGCTATTGAGTTGCAGGAAAAGCAGGATGCTTTAGCTAATGCAAAGAAGAAAAAGGTTGCTATCTATAGCGAAGCAAGTGGCTGGCATTTAGAAACCAACTCCGACGAGGTCGAAAAGGCACAGCAGGAACTTAATTCACTACAAAACGAAATAGCTATTGATAATCTTGAAAAAGAGAAAGAGGCTGCTATGCAACCTTATACCGACCAAATTGAGGCATTTGAAAAGTATAAGCAAGCATGGAGCGATGCTATGAGCGCCTATACCAACAACCAGAATGAAATGATTGCGCAACAAATTTTAGGTATAGATTGGCAGGGCAAGCTTCACAATCAGGATATCGGTATTCTTAACAAATATCAAACTGATTATAGCGGTTATCAAACTAAACTCAAAGATAATGTTCAAAAAGAGAAAGAGATTATTCAAAACCGCATTGACCAATATGCGAAAGAAGCAGATGAGTGGGAGAAGTATCTCAAACAATTTGATACATTCGTTTCCGATTTATCTGACCAAGACGTTAAATACTTTGAAGAACTTAAACTCAAAACACTTAATGAAAAGAGTACATACCAAGAGCGACTTGATGCTTTGCGTGAATTTAAAGCCGATTATATTCAGCTATCAGATGATCTGGCACAATATGAGGGCACCTCTATAAAGAAAGCCTTATCTGGTAGTGGCGTATATGCTGTGGAAAAAGATAACGCAATTCTTGGTGCATACACCACCAAAAAGGAAGCCGACAAAGCCATGTATAAGTTTGCGGGGCAAATGATAAGCGAAAAGGTTTCAATGCTCGGTGGCTTGAGTAATATCAGTGTAACCAAGCTTGCGGAACTACAAAAGGAGATACGCTCAAAATTCAAGGTAAAGCAGTATGCCACGGGTGGAGTTAATAGCTACACGGGAACGGCTATGCTACACGGAACACCATATAAGTCTGAGGTAATCTTTAATTCTTCAGACGCCAAGAAACTCTATGACATTGTACACAATACTCGCAATGTTGCAAGCGTTGTTGGTAAGACTATAGGTGACAATCTTGTAAGTGGTACGCAGGCGGCTGGATCAATGTTCACAACAAATGATACCACTAATGGTGATACCACAATTACATTTAGAATTGGCGAAATTCATACTACCGACGGTACAACATTCTTACAGCAAATGAATGACTATTTGAAGCAAGCAGACCGTGACCGCATGATAGGTAGAAACAGATAATACAAAACGAGCCGTCAGACCTTGGCGGCTCTTATTTATTATAAAGGGTGGTGAAATGAATGATAATGACACCTACACTGGTTTTTCCAGATGACGAGGTCGTAAAAATAGATAAACACAAGGGCGAGGGCGGCGAATATGACCGTGCGCCACGTTTTAGCTACCAGTTTAATTGCACGGCGGGTTCTGCAATGCGTTGGGCGTTGTGTACCTATACAAACATAAGAACTGGGGAACAGAACTATTCTTATTTTCCTAAAGGCGGCGATATCAATACATTTTACAATGGCGATAAAGTTGATGTAAATGAATTGGTTTTTAATGACATAGCAAAGAATGGTCACGATTATATGTATCAGTATACGCTGTTTCAAACAGACCCAACGACTATTGCCGACGACACACAGTATGGTGACGGTGTTGGATTGTATGATATGTACTTCTGCCGTGGTAAAATCCAATCTTCGGGTACTACATCAAGTTTTATGATTAACAAGGAAATTGCAAATCTCAAGAGTGCGTACTATTATGAGCGTTCCGACGGCTCAGTGTATTTAGTCGGCGGCGCCTATATCGAGATTGGAGAAGAAAGACGACTGATAGAAACCTACGATTATAAAACTGGTAACGTAAGATTAAAGTCTGGTTTTACGACAGCCCCCGCAAGAGGAACTGTGTTTAGGATTTTTACAAATTACTTTATGGATAAGCCGCATTATGTTAAATGCCGTGAAGATCCACAGTGCGATTTTACTGTATCAATCTCTTCTAAAACAGCAAATCCAATTGAGTGTAAGACAAGTTATATACATCCAAACCATGTCGGGCTAAAGTATTACAAGTATTACCTTTATCAACTTATGGGAACGACTGGCGCAATTCATGACGGCAAAATTCTCGAAACGTCGGCATACAACTATGTGACTATCGAGTCAGGTATTGCTGATAAAATAGTGGGCAAATACATAATGATTGAAAGCTCGCCTTCGGAAGGCACTGGGCATGTTTACAATGGAACAAGTGCATTAATCGTATCATACGATATTGATACGGGTGTAGCTGGTCTTAATTATTCGGCTCGTGATTTGATAAAAGGTTCACGATATACTATTTACAATGGTAATGAACGACTTATTGACGAGAGCGACGAGATATATGATTTTGAACTCAAATACTCATTTTATGCAAATTGCTTTGGAAGCTCTTTTAGGGCTGTAAGTGAAATCATGACTCTCGATGATAAAATGTACAGATATACTCAACAGAAAGACTTCCCTGCTGAAAGTATAGACGGGATAGTTTCAGAATTTGATTTTAAAATCTTTGATAACCACACAGCTATGCTGACGTGGAAAACTACAAAATCACTCGGAGTAGCAAAAATCTTTAGACAAAATGTCAACGATGACGAATATGTTTTCATCGGAACTGCTACTGGCAATTCATTTTTTGATGTAACAGTGGGCAATCAGCAATCATATATTTATTATATTTGTTATGCAAACTATGAGGCATATATTACGCCAGAGGTGTCTACTGATTGGATTGGATGGTCGATTTACTCGTTAAAGGCCGCTGGTGATTGTTATAATAAAAAGCTCTATTCAATTAATGAGACTTGGCATTTTATTGCGGGCATTAACAACAATGATATAATATCAAATATTGGACTTACTGTTCATACGGGTACGGGCGTAAAACCCAAGACTACACGAACTGTAACAAACTATGAAAGCGGCGAATTTACGGCAAACCACTTAACATTGGCATGCCCCGAGGACGAAATAGTTGATACAATTGATAGCGTTAAATCTTGGATAAAATTCATTACAGGCAAAAATGATTTCATGCTAAAGTCTGATAAGGGTGATGTATGGATTGTGAATATTTCAGACAATCCGTCGAGATCGTATGATGAAAGCTCGGTGTATGACTTAACTACAATTAAATATAATTGGGTTGAAGTTGAAGATATAAATGACGTTATAATAACAAGATAAGGAGGTTGATACGATGGATTACTATAATAAAATAGATGAAGCGTATTTGACCGAATTACAGAATCCAATGCGTAAATTAAAATTCAAGGTAGAAATTCTATCACACTATGAGGGTGCGATCGGGCAAATTACAAACGACCTTTCCTCTGCCGAGGTTGGTTCAATATCAATTAATAAGGAGCAAGGCTGTCGCAGGTCTTGCTCTTTTACTATCATAGACCGCGATGAGAAGTATTTACCCCAGGTAGACAGTTGGTTTTGGTACAATAGGAAGTTTAAACTTTTTATAGGCGTAGTTGTTTCAAATGATATATATTGGTTTCCACAAGGCGTATTCATTACAAAATCGGCAACAGCGCATGGCAAAGCATTAGCAATCGAAGGTATTGATAAATATGGTTTTCTAAATGGCGAATTAAATGCAAGAATGTGTTTGGTAGAATATCAAGCTAGTGTTACAAATTCTAAAAAAGGAACAAAAATTGCCGACCTTATTCGAGATACTTTGATGTTAGATTTAGGCAATAACATTCCGCTTGACCCCGTTGAACCTTTAATTGATCCAATCTTTTATGATGCAGAATTATATGACGATATTGTGGTTGACGAGGGTGGGTACCTTGGTGAAATATTCGATAAGTTGGCTGAAATGTATGGTGCTAACATTTATTACGATGTCAATGGCAGGCTTAGAATGGAAAGGGTATTTAATTATAATCTTCCCTCTTGGTATAGGCATCTATCGCCACAAAGTAATCTGGGCGAAGTCGATATAGCTGAAACCGACATTGATGTTCAATATAATTATGACGGTGTAAACATTGTAACAGTTACTACGGATAACACTAACGGCGAGATATATTCCTATACAGCAAAAAATGAAAACCCACAGTCCCCTGTTTGTATAACCTCGGTAGGATATAAGGGATTGGATGGCGGTACTTATTATATAAGTCTTGGCGATACAACGCTGGATAGTGGTGAAGAAAAATGTAGAATGCAGGCGGAGTATATGCTGTTGCAAAATACCTGTATGGGAACTTCGGTAAGTTTTAATTATCCAAGTCTCCCCCATCTTGACGTTGACAACACAATTGAACTTACAAACGAATATTACAAATTTAAAAAGCAACTTTTTCTTATTCAATCATTAACCATTCCTCTTAGCAATGGGGAGATGACTATTGAAGCCACTAATCTGCAATGGCTACCATTTGACACGGACTGTATTTCGATTTACTGTGAAACTTTAAGCAATACAGTGGCAATATCTTATGACACGAATGGTGGCAAGGACAAAGGCGGCAATACTATCACTTATAAGAGCATTAACCAAGCCCCTAATAAACAAATCGTTTTACAAGGTGGGGATATGTATAACGAGAATAAATTGTTCGCATGGACGGATAGTCTAGGCAACAAATACAATTATGGCGACGTGTACACTATACCAAATAACAACACAACATTGACGGCTCAATGGATAACAGGAAATGAAGTTACAGTTACCAATACATTGCCGACAGATAGCACGGTAGAATTTCAATCTATGTCACCGTCACGTTGTTTAATACGTTATGATGACAATGAAGTAGTTAGACGTAATACAAACGCAATTTCAACATTTAAAAAGAATTATTCTTCAGGTATGCACGATACAACCGTTGTGTCTGAGAGTGATGATTTAACTAACTTTGATAATGCTTTTGATAAAGAAACAACTACAAAGATAGATTGTTCCAAAGTAAAAGCTACCTACCTCACTTCACCTATGGGAAACGGATTTGAGAATATAACAGCCTTTGTTTTCCCTGCTAATCTTGCAAACATTTCGACCAGTGAGGGTGTGTTGTCAGGCTGTAAAAAACTTGCCAATATTGTATTTCCTACAGTATATTGTGATATTTCACACCCCGAATCGTTTCTTGCTAATAGCACATTTGTTAATGGTTTGGAACTGCCTTACACCTTGAATTTCGTACCAATGGTTTCAGTTGATGGGCAAACAGGTATCGAAGAAATAAAGCGAAATGAGATACTAAAAGGAAGTCATGTTATTGGAAACTTAACTATCAAAGCGGCAACTACGAATAAATGCGTAGTGTATGTAAATAAAGAAACAACAAGTTTAGTCATTTATCCTGCGACAGTGCAGGGAAGATTCTATCTTATGGGCAAAGGTATTGATGGAGATTTATCTGGACTTCAAAGTATACAAATTGGGCGATCCACTAACATTAACGATACCGATGGTTTCGCAAGTAATACATCGGCAAACATAAATCTGAGTTTGGACTTTCAATCGGGTAATTGTACTACCAAAATACCTAAAAACGCTTTTAATGGCTATAGTGGTAATACGATTAATGTTGTAATTTATGGTAATGTGACCGACAGCAATGGTATTACGCTTGAAAGCGGATCGTTCTGCAATATGCCTAATATGACAAAATTACCAATGACAAATAGTGCGAGCTTAAAAGTTGTACCTGAGAACTGCATGAATAACTTATCTTCTTTAATATCGGCGGCTACAGGTTATGTAGTTGACGTTGAGGGTTGTAATAATATGTCCAACCTGACAACTTTAAGAATTGAAAGTTCTTGTGAGAAGGTAAATGGGTTTAATAATTGCCCAAAGCTTAAAAGTTTGTCATTTATGAGTGACGGAAAGGTAACTGAGATAGGTGGACTTAATGGTAATGCGATAACAACGTTTTATATTCCTAATACTGCCATCTCTGTGTCCGGTGTAAATAATTGTCCGTCACTGACAACCGTTTCTATAGGTAAGTCATTGGAGAGTTTTACAGGCTTTAATAATTGTCCTCTGTTAAACACCTTTAATGTTAATAGTGCCAATACTCATTTTCGGGTAGTCAATAATTGTTTATATCAAGATAATAAGTTTTGCCGTGCTCCTGCATCCTCGTGGTACGGCAGTAATGTTGTTGTGGCAAATGGAACTACAGAAATAATGAGCAACGCATTTCAACAGAGTTCTATGACAAGTATTTCGTTTCCCGAAAGTTTGTTTACGATTAATCAAAATGCCATTAAGAGCACAAGTATAGATCAAGTTATTTTTCATAGCGAATATGATGAAAGTTTAGGAAAATATACCGATACGTCTATAAATGATTTAAGTGCATTTGACAATGTAACTGTTGGTATAATGTTTGGTTATGGCAACGGAATAACAGATGTAACAGATAGTAGGTGTTTACCTATTGTTAAATATTGCATAGAGCATAATATCAAATTTGTTGATATGAACGAAACAAATACTAACGCTCGTGGAGCTATTGGAATAAGCGGTAATGCAGAATTGGACGGTGATAATTAATGATAAATACTTATACTTGTGCGCCAAATCAAACTTCATCAGAAACCGTGTTTTCAGACCTTAAAATATTTTTTGAAGACAAATGGACATGGAGTAAAATTGAAACAAATTATCCTGATAGTGAGTCCACCGATTATAACACTTTGACATTTTGGATTGATGATACAACGTACTTTAGAATAATGTTTGACCCTGCAAAGTCGCGCTACTGGGTTGGATGTGGTGAATATGACTCTACTAAAACGTCACCATATGCTGATTATGTCAGCTTCGCCTATAACAAGTTTGATAGTGTCATGTTGTATACTACAAGTCGGGGAATGTTGATTTTGTTTAAAAGTGGAGATAATGACTATGTATTAGGTGGGGCTATTGCAAAAATGAGAAAACTATCTGACAATACAGAAATTACAGGTTTCTTTACCCCTACTTCAAATTCAGGACATCAAGGAAGTAAAATGGCAAGCTTATATAATATGTTTAGTCAAAGTTTGCACAATGGCGGTACGAACCTTGTACCACAAGTTGATTTTAATATACCATTGAATAGCACAGTTGAGGGGCAATACGCTGCTAAAACTGACGGAATATTCTATGTTTATATGGGACAAGACAGTGTGTTTCCTGCTGACGGAACTGTTGTAAAATTCACAATGAATGGCGTTAATTATGTGGGTAACTGCAAAATGGTTTTAGCTGATTATTCGTAAAGGCGGTGTACAGAATGTCTAAAATGAATAAGCTGATTAAGGAAAGTCAAGATAATAAAAAAACACTTGGTTATACCTATGGAACAGTTAAAAGCTACGACTCTACAAATTGTACAGCTGTTGTTTCGCTATTAGAGTATAATGGTGCTGAAAAATCTTTCTTGAATAAATCAGGTGAGATTTTAAGCATGGGAGACAGTGTGTGGATATATTTCCGTGGTGGTGGTATAAACGCTGGCTACATTGCTATTAGGAATGGTAAGCCTGTACCTCTAGGAAGTCAAAATTCTAGTGTAGGACGATTTGTTGAATACGTTGATAGTAGTGGTAGTAGACACATCTCAGAAAAGTTCAATTACTATGGTAATTCTTATTGGTATACTGTAAATCCTAGCGGAACAGAACAGATTACTATTTATCTTGAAAATATCGCTCATGGTGATTATAACCATATTGACGGTCAGGCAAACCACTGCTACGACTATAGTTATGACAGCAATAATTATATTGATTTTTCAGAAATGAAAACAAATAGCATACTGCGTATGTTGGTAAACTATGCTCGTGGAAATAGCAGTTTAAATTCCTTAACAGGTTTTAATAACACTAGCGTTGGTGGTTTTTCTAATCATGTCAGCGGTATGTGGAATACATCTGAATATAGTGTGGCGGTCGAGTGTAGCGGTGCAACAAATACTGTTTCCAATTCTCGTGATACATATGTTAATGGTATAAATAATATGCTCGAGGGTGTAGCTGATAGTATTGTAGTTGGCACATTGAATACTGTTAAGGGCGACAAAACTAAAGACCAAATGGCAAAATGTAATGCCGTGTTTGGATATAATAACGAAATTATAAATTATGATAATTGTTTCGTTGTAGGCTCACATAATCGTGCCACAGCAGATAACCAAACTGTTATAGGTGTCAATGCAAAACGAACTTATAAAAGCTCGGAAAACGCTGATATACTATTTAATATAGGAAATGGTTCTGCACTTGAAAATTCTGCAATGCAAGTAGATTTTTCTGGCAATGTTTATGCTGGCGGTGCGTACAAAACTATTGGTGCTGACTATGCCGAATATTTTGAATGGCTTGACGGAAATGTTGGTAATCAAGATAGGATCGGATTATTCGTTACGCTTGACGGTGATAAAATCAAGCTTGCGAATAAAGACGATTATATCCTTGGTGTTATATCAGCCAACCCATCTATTGTTGGTAACTCTGCTGAATTAGATTGGCATGATAAATATAAAACAGATGTTTATGGACGGTTGATTTATGATGAGTCACACAATCCTATAGTCAGTGAAAACTATAACGATACGCTTGAATATGTTCCTCGTGGGGCTCGAAAAGAGTATAGCAAAGTTGGCTTGTTAGGGCAGTTAGTAGTTCAAGATGACGGAACGTGCAAAATCAACGGATATTGTACGGCCAGTGCGAATGGCGTGGCAACCAAGTCAGATAGTGGTTATAGGGTTATTAAACGTATTGATGAAACACATATAAAAATAATACTGAAATAGAAAGAGGGCTAACAACCCTCTTTTGTTATTGGAGGAAAAGTTATGAAAGAGATTATTACTCAGATGATTACAGAGTATTTACCTGTAATTTTAACAGCGGTTATGACGGCTATTGTCGGTTTTGTAAAATCGAAGTATACAAAAATCGCAAATGACAGCATTAAGAAAGATGTGGCGGCTACAACAGTTAAATACATAGAACAGATTTATAAAGACGTTCACGGCACAGAAAAGCTTGAAAAGGCTAAAGAAACCATGCTTGCCCTGCTTGAAGAAAAGGGCATTAAGATTTCCGATGTAGAGCTTGTTATCTTGCTTGAAAGTGCTGTTAAGGATATGAACTATAAATCACTCACAGATTTTATTGGCGAGGTTAAGAATGGCGGTGAGTAATTATGAACACAGTTAAGGAAATTGCTACCTATTGTGGAAGTATTACAACCATTTTGGCACTGATAACAATTATCGTTAAACCAATCAGAAATAGATTTGTAGGGTGGATTTCAAAAACAAGTGGCAAAGATAATCTAAATAAAAAAATAGATAAATTAACAGCATTAGTGGAAAGACAGGTAGAACAGAACCAAAGCATGGAAACTCAGTTGCAAAAACAAAGTTTGGCTTTGCAGGCTACGCTGAGAAATTCTATTTTAGCGATTTATAATTCAAGAATGAAAGAAAATAGTATCTCGCTATATGAAAAAGAAAATCTCGCAAGGCTATACGAAAGCTATTCATCTATTGGTGGCAATAGTTTTGTGCATAACTGTGTAGACGAATTAAATAAACTGCCTGTAAAGGAAGATTAATTGGAAAGGAAGTATACATATGGCAACAACAATAAAAGGTATAGATGTTTCCCATTGGCAGGGTACTAATGTAGATTTTAACAAAGTAAAAAAGGCAGGATATGACTTTGTTATGATAAACGCAGGCTACGGCAAACATATCGATCAGAAAGACGAATGTTTTGAAACCAATTACAAAAAGGCAAAATCAGCAGGACTTAAAGTTGGTGCTTATTGGTATTCATATGCTCTAACAAAGGCAGAAGCCGAATTAGAAGCCAAGGTGTTTCTTGAGGCAATCAAGGGTAAAACTTTTGAAATGCCTATTGCTTTTGATATAGAAGATTGTACACAGTGCGATTTATCGGCTTCTACTATAGGTAGTATAATTAATGCTTTTTGCGGTTATTGTGAAAAGAAAAATTATTATGTAATGCTTTATAGCTATACTGCTTTTCTTAACAGTAAAGTTCCTAGTGATTGTAAAAACAAATATTGTGTATGGCTTGCCGAATTTGACAAGTCAAAGCCTTCATACGGTGGTAGCTATGGTATGTGGCAGTACACAAGTAAAGGCTCGGTTTCAGGTGTAAATGGAAACTGTGATTGCAATTATGCCTATAAAGATTTTACCGCAATTATAAAGAAAAAGGGTCTTAATGGTTTTAAAAAGCAAAAAACTAATGAACTTCCAACACTTGAAAAGTCTGGTTACAAAAAGGGTGATAAGACCAGTGGTGTTCTTGCTCTAAAAGAAATGCTCATCATAGCTAAGGCAAGAAAACTTCACAACGTCACACTTGACGAGAATGGTATTTTTGGTGAGGGTACTGAAAAGGCTGTTAATGCTCTGCTGAAAAAGTGGGGCTATAAGCAGAATAATATTGCAGGCGAGAAGTTTATCAAGAAGCTTGCAAGTGCTATTAAATAATACTAATTATTTTTGTTTTTAAAGGGCGAGGTAACACAGCTTCGCCCTTGTTATATTTTATTTATACGAAAGGAAGATGAACTATGGCGTATTGTGCTACAAACGGAAACCTGTATGAAAACGGAAAAGCTTTTGAGCTGAAAGTTGGCATTGGTGCTGATTTTAAAGTACAGGCTTCGGGAACTGGCAGTTTTCAGGTTGTAGGAAAACTGACTCAGAATGGTGCAGAGGAAGTGCTTATGATGGTCGATCTGAGCGACTTCTCAACAGTTGATACGATTACAACAGAAAATGTTTATGCAGGAGATGTTAGTGGTTACTATAGTGTAACTGTTAAAAATGTCAAGGGTGTAAACAAAATTTGGGGAACGATCACATATTAAGGAGGTGGATTTATGGCTACAGATATTATTGCTAGAGGCATGGCGGCTAATGCTAAAAAATCTGTCACCGCATTAGGCAACAAGATTGAAAGTGAAAAGTGGATTGGTACAAAAGCCGAGTGGGAAGCTGTTGATAAATCCACTATAAAAGACGGAACAATCGTATATATCACTGATGATAAAACGGTGATTTTATACGATAAAGCGGAAATGGAAAAGATAGCCGCACAGGTCGCCACAGACCGCAAAGCCGCTGAGACCGCCGCACAGACAGCACAATCCATAGCTGATAGTCTGCCCGACGATTATGTGACGGCTGTCGGGAAGATAGCCGAGAATACAGCTGAAATAGCTAACGTAAAGCTGACGGATAAAGAGTTGCAAAGGCGTGTGGACGCACTGTATTCCATCGGTCAGGGTATCACGCACCAGTTTGAAACTGACAGCGAAACGGCATATCAGAAGACTGTGCCGACTGGGGCGAAGTTGATGAGCGTGAAGTCAATAGGCGGTCATTCTGAGGTCATTGACGGGGAAATTGTTAGTGCTGGGGTGACAGAGGTTGTGGAGCAGGGACGAAATTTGTTTGACATTAAAAAATGTGTAAAGTTGAACAGTTATTATGGTTTTGAGATTGATACCAATAAGACGTTACAAATAAATCTGAAAGATGAAAAAACGTGTCCGACAAATGTGTCGTTTGGAATTGTGTATGTTCATGGCAACACAATGGCAAACTGGCTGATTACATCGAATGGTGTCAGAGAAACTATAACAAATTCTAGGGATATGACCGATTCAACACAAATTATGGTGGCATGTTATCCAGGTAACAAAGAAACCATGCAATCAATAGCTGACGCATTTGATATAATGCTTGTGGATGGTATATACAAATCAGATACCATGCCAGCCTATGCCCCCTACCACAGCAACGTTTACCAAATCCCCGAAACCATAAAGACACTGCCTGGCTACGGCATTGAGGGAAATGTGACAGACTATGAGGCTAAGACCTATACGCAGAACAACACTATTGACGGAACGGCAATCAAAGCGTTAGATGCCCCAATCGTCACCGACATATCAACCCTGATACCAGATGATTTTCTACGAAACGTAGAAGTCGAAGCAGGCGGTTCAATCACGTTCAGAAGCATATCTTGTACA